AGCATAACCTTCCAACTTTTCTTCTACGCCTGTATTAGTTGCCATATCTCTTGTGGCGTTTGTAATCGCCTGTGTTACCTGGGCACCTGTCTGATATCCTTTCCCGTTCAGTTCTGTTTCTGTCACATATTCCGCCGGCACGCCTGTCAGAAATCCGCTGTCGTTTGTCAGCTGGCTTGTTTTTGTCGGGAGCTCTGTTTTCTTCGCGTACGCAGTCAAATCGATCTCACGAGTTCCCAGTTTTTCATATTTTCCGTTTACCCATAAATACTCATCGTAGATATTCTGACCGGATCCGCTGTTTGCCACCAGATACAGGATTCCTTTTTCTCCGGTCTGCGGCAAGGATGATACAACCTGTGCATCAAAGCCCTTGATTCCGCTTACAGCCTGTGCGATTTCCTTTGTTACTTCTGTTTTGATCGCATAGGTGGACAGATCCACATTAACCGCCTTACTTCCTTCTGGGCTTAATGCCTGTCCGTTCACTTTTACGACTTTGATTGTAACTTCACTGTTTAGACGAGTGTTCACCCATTCCTGTATCTTTGTTTTAAATGTTCCAAGTCCTGTTAAATCTAAAAATTTTGCCATGTTCTTCTCTCTCCTTTTCTTTAAAACAATCCATTAATCTCTTCTTCTGTAATTACTTCATTTCCCGCTCCTGCTTCCAGTTCCCCTATTTTCTGCTCGACGGATTTTCCTTCCGAGAGCTGTACGCTTTCCGCCATACACAGTGGATAATCCCCATTGTTTTTTGTCGATAAGGTGTTGACAATTACTACACCTCCGTCAATACTCTGTGCCATCTCTCAAACCTCCTCCTTATTTTACTGTAACTGCTGTAGATCCAAGTCCTGCGTTTACTGACATCCATACATCATAGTTCTGTTTATATCCGGATGCATTGGTAAATTCTAATGTCTGCACTTTTTTAAATCCACCGTCAAAACCACCGACATTAAATGTAGGCGTACCGAATGAAGCTGGGATCGCATACACGATCTTCTCACCTGCTCCGGCATTTACTGTAAAACTGCGTCCTCTGCCGCCTGCAAGCGCAGAACCCTCTAACGCAAGGATATCCGCATTTTCGAGTGATGCTTTGTTAGTCTTGCCCCAGTATACTTTTGGCTGGAATGTGATTGTCACGGTTCTGGATACAGACGCATCTCTTTCATCTGTGACAGTAAGAACGATATTCGTATTTGCTTTCACTGTCTTTCCTGTGTATGATTTCTTCCGGATGCTCTTATCCAGATTTTCGGCAGCTTCGCTTGCAAACTGGATTTTCTGGGTCTTAGGTTCTTTATTTAAAGTCCATGTTACATCAGATGCAGTTACTGTCGCGCCGATTTCATTGCTGCTGTTTGTAGCTGTCAGGCTGTTAATTGCAATCTTGGTATATGCCAGATCGTCAATCTTCTGCTTGTACTCATCTGTAAAATCATTGGCAGATAACCCTTTTCCCTCCTCTTTTCTTACGTATCTTGCATCGTTTTTCTGTACCAGGTGTGCAAGTCCATCCTGATCCAGGTACTTCTTTTCTGCAGCGAGCACTGCTGCTTTTGCTACTTTCTTTCTTGGCATTTTCACTCTGCTCCTTTCATAATCTCGTCAATCTCCGGATTGGTGATCGACTCTATCTCCACAGTCCCTCCGCTGTTTGGCAGATTTACGGAACTGATTGGATCATTACCCGACAAAAGCTGCAGTTGATTCCCCTCTAACTGCAGCCCGTCTCCTTTTTGCTTTAATTGCTCCACGATCTGTTCCAGTACATGTTTATCCGCTGGAGCCTCATAATCTTCTGGCTTTTTTCGTGCTTTTACACTTAACCGAATTTCAAATATGGTCTTTCCTTCTCCCGGAATAGTCTTATATACATATGCCTGGATTGTTCCACTTCTTTTCAGTAATTCATTTGGAATGTCGACTGTGATGTCACCGTCTTCCGCTTTCCCAAGTACTACCAATGCACCATTCGTACATTTGTCAGTGAAATGTACTTGTATTTGTTCTTCTTCTACTTCCATTCCGCAGATTTGTAAAACCTGTCCGTAGTCCCATTGTGTAAGTTTTCCATCGATATCTACCCGCTTGGAGCATCCATCAAATACTGCAATAATCATTTTTTATGCGCCTCCTCCAAGCGAATCGATATCCGAATTCGGAATATCCTCTATTCCTGTTACTTCTCCAGAAGCACCCCGTGGAATTTCGAAATCAAATACCGCCTCAGTTTCTGTACCCGAATTTTCAACAGACGCCTCTGTTCCGGCCTCCCCAGTCGTAGTAGTTCCGATCCGTATTGTTGCTGCCTTTCCTGCCGGTCCTTCCGGACCCTGAATACGTCCTACATTTTTCCACTGGCCAGATACGTTGTCCCATACATATAGATTTCCATCTACCAGATAGGATTCGCCCACATTTCCTGTTGGATGTTCTCTGTTCAATTCCTCTTCTGTTTTATAGGACCCCAGTATAGTAACACCCGTTCCATCTTTTCCCGGATCCCCCTGAATCCCTTTTTCTCCTTTAGCCCCTGTTGCACCGGATAAATCTACCATGTACTCATATCCAGTTGCGCCCTTTCTATAAACCTTGGCATTATCAGCATCATCCGGGTTACCGGTACTTATCATCACAATCGCATTTTCCGGAAGACCATCGGTTTCAAATCCTGCATTCATCTGTCCTACAGAGGCATAAATTTTTTGCACGTTTAAAGCAATGCTTCCACTTTCTATGGTCCCTGACTGCAGAGAATCAATTTCCATCGTTGTAATTTCAATCGGATCATACTTCTCCAAACGATTCAGTATATCTACAAGCGCCTGATATTCATTGGTTGACTGTATTTCGGATGCAGCCACTAAGTTTTCTCTGACCTCCATCTTCACTTTGAATGATGTGACAGCATTGCTACCATCAATCAAATGTAGCTGGCATTCCGTATTTCCCACTTCTGCAACCATTTGCGGCGTCAAACTGAACAGGACGCAATAATTGCTTATCACGGTTCCTTCTGTGTAAGTTTCTGATCCGCTTGGTTTCTTACAATAAATCCTGGCCTTACTGATTGTCTTTGCCATTCCGGAAATCATACAGCGCAGAAGTCTGCCCGAATCGTACTGTACTGCATAGATTGTTTGCATAATTCCCGGGTTTCTCACGTCAATGTATAAAGTTGTCGTTGTTTCCATATCACACCTTCTTTCTTATCCTGGTATCCACCTGACGAGGTAAACGTCTCCCGGCAACACACCTCCACCGCTTTTGTATCGCAGCACACAGTCCCACGGATAGTTATAGTATCCGGTTGTCCAAATTTCCTTTCCTGTCTGATCACCAGTCTGGCCGCCGGTTGTTCCGCCAAATTCATTTTGGCTGGCCTGCACAACCTGTCCATTTCCAATTCCCATTGCAGTATGGTTTACGATGTTCAGAAGGATATCCCCTCTTTGTACACCGGATCCTGTTGCCAGATTTATCTGCCCTGTCACATCCGTAAAACCGCAATTTAAAAATATTTCCCGCATATTACCGGTGTAGGTTGCCCCATTGCTTTTTACCGGAACCCCGGCATTTTCCCACGCCTGAATCAATAACGAGGAGCAATCGTAATCCGGTCCCCAGCGGTTTGTCTGATCATATCCATGACTGTTATCATTTGCGATTTGAATCGCCCAGTTTACCGCAGCTTCTATTTTTTCAGATCCTCCTGCATATTGACTCAGGTAGTTGTACCAATATCTTGCCTGCTGCCGCCTCTCGGCTTCCACTTCTACGCCTGCACGTTCAAAGTTTTTCAAAAATGCAGATGCCAGATATTCCGGTGATTCTCCGCTGGCCTTAAACTGATCAAACGACAGCGGATATGCATCGGTTGCAATCCACTGACCAAAAGAAACTGTAACAGAATCTATCCATGTAAGCTGACCGTTTGGATCCGTAATCCCATATCCGTTCGCACCTGCCCAGTTTGTATAATTTGTTGCCGGTGTCCACTGTACCAGTCCAAAGCCTCCACTATAGTTTCCCTCCTGCAGGCTTTGCCAGATTCCGGGATTGATGTTCGATTCACTTTGCATGTTGCCGCATATCCCAGCAATGGCATTCAGCGACCATCCTTTTTGTTCAAAAAAACTTAGTACTTCTCTTGCATTTCCCTGCATCTGCTCTGTGGTCAGATAAAAGTTTCCTATCGTCCATGACATCAGAAATCACCTTCTTTCGTGATTCCGCCCACAAGAAATCCTTTTTCAAACCTTAGATTTGTCCCATTCGAAAAAACTGCAGTTCCAGTCTTTCCATAAACTCCTGGTCCAACGTTTTCCGCATCTAACAGAACTGCATCCTTCGTGATCCTTAGTAAGATTTTGCTGTCTTCTTTGTTTCCATCGGTGAATAACAATGCATTTCCAACATACGTCATACAAAGAACGCCCTCATCATTTTTGTTTGAAAATAATATTGTTCCGTCCTTTATTGTCACACGCCGATTATCGCTCAAAGAATCGCAGATATATTTCCCTTCTGCGTAAATTCCATCTTTATCCAGTCGGACTATTTCTTTCCCGCTTGCATCCAGCACCCTTGCAACGCCACTATTATTGTCAAGTCCTCCGATTTCCAAAGTTCCACCTCTGATCCGATCAGCCAGCATTGTTCCTGCTGTGATAAAATCAGCAAAGAATCCCTGTCCTGTTCCAAAGGTGGACCAGTCCCAGTCTCTTCCATCTGCAGTTCTTTTGCTGGCAATCTCGAACCCCATTGTACCAAGGCACATTGCCCCAAACGTTTCCGACTCCGGATTCAAATCTTCAAATAAAACAGCGCGTACTTTCTGTTTTTGTGCGATGTCGGACTGTGCCCGAAACTGTGCTTTCACTCCGTTTATGATGCCGTTTACCTGTGCTCCTATCACAGTGCCATCCGGCCGGATTGCACTTTCTATCCGATTTGACATACTTGA